AATACTATTGAAGATGTAGCAGCATACATATTAGATTTGATTGATGAACAAAAGAAAGGAAATCTTCCTTACGACTTATGTTTCTTCTGGGATTCAGTTGGATCTGTTCCATGTGACTTATCTGTAAGATCAAATAAGAATAACAACGAATGGAATGCAGGAGCAATGTCAACCCAATTTGGTAATAACCTAAATCAAAAGATTTTATTATCAAGAAAAGAGGGAAGCAAGTATACAAATACTTTAGTTGCAATTAACAAAGTATGGACTATGAAACCTGAACATCCAATGGGACAACCAAAACTTCAAAACAAAGGAGGAATGGCAATGTGGTATGATGCAACTTTAATTGTTACCTTTGGTAATATTACAAATTCAGGTACTTCTAAAATTAAAGCAATCGCTAAAGGTAAAGAGTATGAGTTTGCTAAGAAAACAAAAGTACAAGTTGAGAAAAACCACATCAACGGTATTCAATCCAGAGGAGCAATTGTAATGACTCAACACGGTTTCATTGAAGACGAGAAGAAAGCGATTGACGGATACAAGGATCAGTACAAAGGATCTTGGTCAGACATTCTAGGATCAATGGACTTTGAAGTAGCAGTAGAAGCCGAGACAGGAGAAGATATTCGAGACATAGGATTGAACGATGAGTAATTATTTAGACATACTAAATAAAATCGAACAAAAACCAGACAGGAAACTAAACGACCATGTTTTAATTGTAGATAGCATGAATACCTTTATAAGGTCTTTTGCAATGCTGCAGGCAATTAACCCACAAGGCCATCACACAGGTGGTCTTGTTGGTTTCTTAAGGTCATTGGGCTTTTTGGCTAGGACCATCGATCCTACTAGAATCATTTGTGTATTTGACGGACAAGCATCTTCTTCAAGCAGAAAGAACATCAATCCAGATTATAAAGCAACTAGAAATATAAAGAGGATTACCAACTGGGAATTGTTTGATGATAAAGACGATGAGTATGCATCGATGACTATGCAAATGCATAGATTGGTAGAATACTTACAATGTTTACCTGCTACTTTGATTTCGATTGATAAAGTAGAAGCAGATGATACAATTTCCTACCTAGCTCAAAAATTTGCAGCTAATGGAAAGAAAGTAACAATTGTTTCTTCCGATAAAGATTTTTTACAGATAGTAAACGATAATATAGAGGTTTTTTCTCCTATCAAGAAAAAAACATATCAAAAAAAGGATATACTTGAAGAAATAGGTGTACTTCCTGAGAATTATTTAATTATGAAAGCATTATTAGGTGATAACTCAGACAACCTTTCAGGTGTAAAAGGACTAGGACCCAAAACACTACTAAAAGAGTTTTCAGGACTGGTAACTGATCCATCATTTGAATTAGGAGATATTCATAAAATTTGTGAGGAAAAATTACAGACTAAGAAAATATTTGCACAAATATTGTATGATTGGGAAAAAGTAAAAACTAACTATGAATTAATGAATCTTTTCGAGCCAAGGTTGGGAGATTACGAAATTTTTCATATATTAGAGAAGATAAAAGAGCCAACACCAACGTTACAGGTCGTTACTTTTTTAAGCATGTTAGAGTCAGATCAAATCGAAGCTCTAAACAAAAACGTTGAAGGATGGCTTGAAATATTCAGACCACTTTCGACATATAAAAAATAAGTTATAATAAAATAAGTTACATGACATCACTAGCAAAATTATCTTCCTACGGGAAAGGCTTTCAGTTGAAAGTATTAGGTGCACTCCTAACAGACAAAAAATTTCTACTCAACACAAGAGATTTACTAAGACCAGATTATTTTGATTCAGATGCTCACAGATGGATTCTAGAAACTACCATAAAGTATTATGATAAGTATCATACTACAATTTCTTTAGAAGCATTAAAGATCGAACTACAAAAAGTAGAAAATGATATTCTACAAGTAGCAGTAAAAGCAGAATTAAGAAACTGCTATGAAGCAACTCAAGAGGATTTAGCATACGTAGTAGAAGAGTTTACAACCTTTGCTAAAAACCAAGAACTTAAAACAGCATTACTAAACTCAGCAGATCTTTTGAACCAAGGAGACTTTGATGGAATCAGAGCAGTGATTGAAAAGGCTATGAGAGCTGGTATGGATAAGAATATGGGTCACGAATATAACAAAGACGTTGAAAGTCGTTATAGAGAAAACTACAGACCTACTATTCCAACACCTTGGCCAATTCTTAATGAAACTATTGGAGGAGGATTTGGTCCTGGAGATTTAGCAATTATATTTGGTAATCCTGGAGGAGGAAAATCTTGGACAATGGTTGCAATAGCAGCACATGCAGTATTACTAGGATATAATGTAAACTACTATACATTGGAACTTGGAGAAGATTATGTAGGAAAACGATTTGACTGCTACTTTACAGGATACGGAATTGAAGAAGTAAACAAACATAGAGGAGAAGTTGAAAAGATTGTAGGTAAATTGAAAGGAAAACTTATTGTAAAAGAATATCCACCAAAAGGTGCATCAGTAAGTACTATCAAAGCACATATCCAAAAATGTATGGATGTAGATCATAAACCTGATATGATTATTATTGATTACGTTGATTATTTGAAAGCACCATCAAAATCTCGTTTCACAGAAAGAAAAGATGAAATTGATGATGTATTCATTGCAACAAAAGGATTGGCTAAGGAACTTCAAATACCAGTATTAACCCCATCTCAAGTTAATAGAATGGGAGCAAAAGATTCAGTTATTGAAGGAGATAAAGCAGCAGGGTCGTATGACAAGATGATGGTTGCAGATGTTTGTTTATCTTTATCAAGAATGAAAGAAGATAAAGTTTTAGGAACAGGACGTATTCACGTAATGAAAAATAGATACGGAATGGATGGTATGACTTGGGATGCAAAAGTTGATACAAACAATGGTCACATTGAAATTCTAGGAAACATGTTAATAACCGAGTCAGGAGATAAACCCAGAGGAAATTTTAAAGAAATCGCAAATAAGTTCTTTCAATTGGAGCAAGATGTTCCTTTCTAAAATGCTATTTATTCTTACAGTCTAATTTTATAACAAATATTAAAAAAAGCAATTATGAGTCTAAAAGACGAACGCATAGTTTACAAGCCTTTTGAGTATCCACAAGCACACGATTACTGGCTCAAAGCACATCAGGCTCACTGGTTACATACAGAAGTTCCAATGTCACAAGACGTATCAGATTGGAACTCAAATTTAAAAGATCACGAAAAGAATGTTATAGGTGGAATCCTAAAAGGATTTGCACAAACAGAAACGGTTGTGAACGATTACTGGACATCCCTTGTCACAAAATGGTTTAGAAAACCAGAAATTATTATGATGGCTACTACGTTTGGTGCCTTCGAAACAATTCATGCTGAAGCATATTCTTTATTGAATGAGCAATTGGGATTGGATAATTTTGCAGAATTCCTAGAAGATGAATCAACTGCAGATAAAATCCAAGCTTTAATGGATGTTCGTGATGGAAATGCAGGTGAAACTGATTGGCATGAAGTAGCTAGATCTTTAGCAATATTCTCAGCATTTACTGAAGGAGTAAATCTATTCTCATCATTCGCTGTTCTTCTTTCTTTTAAAATGAGAAACAAATTAAAAGGAGTAGGTCAGATTGTAGAATGGTCTGTAAGAGATGAATCACTTCACTCAGATGCAGGTTGTTGGTTATTCAAACAATTAATGAAAGAATATCCTGAACTTAAAACTGAGAAATTAATTAAAGATATTGAAGAAGCAGCTCACTTAGCTCTTCAATTAGAATTTAACTTTATTGATAAGATATTTGAAATGGGGGACTTAGAAAACTTATCTAAGGAAGACCTAAAGAATTTTATCAAGCATAGAGTTAATACAAAGATGGGCGACTTAGGACTAAAACCTTTGATTCCTTCAGAGGAAATCGATAAAGGAGCTTTAAAACAAATGTTATGGTTCGATGCTGTAGTAGCAGGGAAACAGCATACAGATTTTTTCGCAAGTAGAGTAACAAATTATGCCAAAGGGCATATGGATTGGGACAACGCATTTTAATTTAATTTTAAAAAATAAAAAAATGGAGAACTTTGATTTAAAAAAATACTTATCTGAAAATAAGTTAACAAGTAATTCTAAAATGATAAACGAAACTAAAGATTCTTACGAAGGAGTATTAGACAAAGTTACATTTGGGGAAGATGAAACATATTTTGTAAATATCCCAGAGCTGGGCAATATACCTCTTAAAAACCAAGTAGTATCAGACTTAGGGGAAGATTCACTACAAACCCTATTAGGAAAAACTTCAAATTGGAAAGTAGCTGAGTTCAATCACCTAGAGAAGAGACCTGAAGGTAGATATAGAGTAGTTGGATTGGGGTAGAAAATACCGGTATTTAGGTAAAAATACTACAGGTTTCCATAAAAAGTTGCTATTTATATATGTAGAGTCGAGACTACATACTTAAAGAAAATATCAACAAAAGCTTATGGCAAGTAGAGATCTCGACCTCGAAAGCCTAAGCTTTTTTTTATTATGGTAGGAATTTATAAAATAGAAAGTCCAACAGGAAAGGTCTATATAGGACAAGCAGTAGATGTGGAGAGAAGAAGAGTTACCTATTCTAAGTTAAAATGTATGGGACAACCAAAACTATACAGTTCACTTAAAAAACATGGATTCGATTCTCATGTATTTGAAATAATAGAAGAGTGTTTAGAGGATCAATTAAACGTAAGAGAAAGGTACTGGCAAGACTTCTACAATGTATTGGAATTTGGATTAAATTTAAAACTTACGCCTATTGACGGAAAAACAGGGTATCATTCAAAAGAAACAAAAGAAAAGTTTTCTAAAGAACGAAGAAGATCCTGGAAAGATAGAATGGGAGAAGCCGCAGCATTAGCAGCCATGCAAATAAGATCAGAACAAAATCCGATGAAAAACCCGGAAACGAGAGCCAAGTCTTACATTACTAAATTTTGTAAAGACTTATCTGAACAGGAAAAACAAGTAGTATTTAATAATAGAGTTCAATTTTATAAAAATAGAGATAAACAATGAATATAGATTACAGTAAATGGGAGCCAGAAAAGGATTATCCTTCTTGGATGAATGAGGTATCTTTGGCAACAATCTCAAAAGGGTATTTATTACCTGATGAGAATCCAAAGAAAGCCTACAGAAGAGTTGCTGATGCAGTAGCTAAAAGATTAGATCGTCCAGATCTAGCAAACAAATTTTTTAAGTACATGTGGAAGGGTTGGTTGAACCTAGCCTCACCAGTACTATCAAACACTGGAACTGACAAAGGATTACCAATCTCATGTTTCGGTATAGATACTCCTGATTCAATCAGAGGTATAGGATTAACCAATGCAGAACTAATGAGACTTACTTCTCTTGGAGGAGGAGTAGGAATTGGATTGAACAGAGTTAGAGGAAGAGGAGTAAAGATAGGAAATGGAGAAACAGGACAGTCAGAGGGAGTAATTCCTTGGGCTAAGATATTTGACTCAACAATCATTGCTACAAATCAAGGATCAGTAAGAAGAGGAGCAGCATCTGTAAACTTAGATATCAATCATTTAGATATAAAAGAATTTTTACGTATCAGAAGACCTCAAGGAGATCCAAACCGTCAATGTTTAAATTTACACCAATGTGTTTCTATTGACGATAAGTTCATGAAGAGATTAGAACACAGAGATCCAGAAGCAATGGAACTATGGGTTGAGATTCTTAAATCAAGAGTTGAAACAGGAGAACCTTACATCATGTTTAA